CCCGAAACGCATTGCGAGGACTTGATAGTAGTTAGTGGAAGTTAGTACAGTATCGTCACCTCTCAGCCACTGAGGACCGCTCGCATCTCGAGAGATGGTTTGAGACCAAAGCTTGGCTGTAGTAGTCATGATTAGGTTCCATGCACAATCTAGAAGCGTAGTATACCGTAACCCAGACATTACGCCGGCCAATACTCGGAATGAGATGGTTCCTGAAGGTGTGGCCACTTGCAGCACAGCGATTTTGAACCCGTCGAGGTCCAACTGCGACTGCTGGTCGAAGAACTCAAGCTCTTCGCGTGGCACGCGGGCCCGGGCCACTCGGTGGACGGTACTGACTATAGCCAATATTTCGTCAGTCATAATCTGATGGTCTTCAGCGACAAAATCAAAAGGCAAGGAGTAGCGACCACGCAAGGCTGAACACATTTCGAACATGCGATTGAAAGCCTGAGGAGAAGACTCTTCCAATGTGTTACCTTCCCAATTGAGATAGAACTGACCAGAGAGGTAAAGCATCCAGCTTTGGCGCAAGTAATTAGGCAGGTCTGCAGCAGTAGCGATACGAACTTTCCCGAGCTCTGTTTTTTCTATGGACACGTTAGTTTGAGTGCCAGTGGTAATCACGGTCTGATATAGCTGCTCAAGATCGGTCACGTCAGCGACCAGGTTCTTCCTAACCTTGAACTTCCTCTTCTTGCCACTATCGTCTGTGTAGAACATGTAGCCCGTAGACGAACTACCAGAGGTCTCCCAGTTGGCGGGGTTGGTGACCCAGTCATGCAGTGATATGTAGGGGACAACACGTTTGGGTGGGCGTAACAGTAGCTGGTCGCACTGTTCTTGAAAGTACCCCATCCAACTGTCACCGTTTGGGGCGTTGCGTGGCAGAGCTGAGCCTTCTGCCAGTTTGCGAGTTTCGGTGACGGAATCAAACTGATCACCAGCAAATCTGTTGCGGTACCCATATAGACTGGCACATTCAACAAAAAGCTGCGGATTAGCATCGTTGAGGCCGAATCGTTTGATCTCATCACTCATGTACTTCAAATCAGCTATTATGTCATCAGTTTCGCGCCATAGGGCCCTCCGTGAGATGTACTTCCACCAATAAGCCGGCATTAACAGGCATGCCAGGCACAAGTTGAGAGCGAAAATGTAGTCTAACCCAGCTACA